GGCATTTAATTGCTTTACTTCCTTATTTGTTTGCTTTAGATACTGAAGCACAAGCGGTTATTACAGCAAAATTGACCTTTGATAAAGTATTTTCTCCACGTAAGCAAAATCAATTAGTAATCAAAATAGTTGAATCTATTGCGAATGCTATTGAAGCTGAATGTCAAATGCAGTACTACGAATCAGTAGCACCAGCATTATTTAACACACTTAAGGAGAATTACTGGCATCAAGCCAAGGGCACAGACTATAAACGTAAGTCTATGCAGACCATCATGAACAAAACAGATGTCGAGCCATGGATACCTTGGAATGGCATACGTAAAGTACAGCTTGGTGGCTTTATGCTCGAAGCATTAGCACAATCATCGGGCTGGTTTACTAATGTCATAGTGCAAAATGCAAAGAAATCAGCTTACGTAACTACTACTCACGAATTTAATAAACATAAAGATGAAATAGTCAGATTAACTGAGTTATTTAGTCCGTTATCTAAACCGATGTTAATAGAACCTAGAGATTGGAGTACATTAAACGACGGAGGTTATTACCTAAATCAGCTTACAAATTGCCATCAAATGGTGAGAAGAGGGGTAGTGTTATCTATACAGGGGAAAACTACCTACGCCTTCTTAAACAAAATACAGAAGGTTAAATATACACTTAATAACTTTATAGTTAACATAGCTAAATCGTTAGAAGAAAAAGAAATAGAAGTAGGAAAGTTTCGTCCTGTTATTAATCATCCAATTCCTCCTAAACCAGCAGATATAGATACTAATAAGGAAGCTAGGAAAGAGTGGAGAAAAGCTAAAGCTGTAGTACATAACAAGAACGCTAACGAATGGAGAATATCTTGTCGAACAAGAATGACCATGAATTGCGTCAGAGAGTTTGAAGGCAAGGATTTTTATATACCTTGGTCATTTGACTACAGAGGAAGAGCATACCCAATACCATCATTCCTTACACCACAAGACACAGACTTTGGTAAAAGTTTGCTTAAGTTTAGTGAAGAAGCAGTAATAAATGAGGAGGGTATAAGATGGTTAGCTTTTCAAGTAGCTACTACTTATGGTCTTGATAAAGCGACTATGGAGGAGCGATTAGCTTGGGTAGCTAAACAAGAAAATATTTTATTAATTACTAAAGTTGCTACAGATCCATTAAATAATATTGGAGATTGGGAAGCAGCTGATGAACCTTGGCAGTTTTTAGCTGCATGCCATGAGTACTATTTGGTGGTCATGGCTGGTAAAAAGACGACAAATTTACCCGTGGCAACCGATGCTACATGCTCAGGTCTACAGATCTTGGCTGGTCTAGCTCGCGATAAGTCCACAGCATGCTTGGTTAATGTAATGCCAAGTGATAAACCTCAAGATGCCTATCAAGTAATAGCAGATAAAAGTATTAAAAATATACCTGAGAGGTTACGACCTTATTGGGATAGAAAGAAAACTAAAAGATGTGTTATGACCATACCTTATAACGCTAAACCTTTTAGCAATAGACAATACATAAGAGATGCTTTTAAAGATGTAGATATTGAGGTAGAAAAAGACGAACTAACACAAATAGTTCAAGCGGTCCGGGATGCTATGGAACAAGTAGTTCCCGGTCCGATGAAGGTTATGCGCTGGATAGAAAAAGAAGTATCAAAGGTAATAAAAGGTGGAGCTAACCATTTAATTTGGGTCACTCCTTCTGGTTTCAGAGTTACACAAAAACTAATGAAACAAGATTGGACAAGAGTAAAACTTCAATTATTTGGTACGACTAATTTAAGAGTAGGTACAAACGATACGAAAGAAGTTGATTTACTACATCATAAGAACGCAACTGCACCTAACCTTATCCACTCATTAGACGCTTCATTACTACATTTAAGTGCAACTAAATTTGATGCACCTATAAGTTTGATACATGATTCTGTCTTGTGTAGAGCTACAGATATGACCTACCTTTCCACTCTGGTACGGGAGACATACATGCACCTGTTCGCAGAGCATGACTTTTTAAAAGACTTTGCCCAATCTATTGGAGCTGAGTCTGAACCACCGATCATCGGAGATCTACAACCCTCCGAAGTGATTGAATCCACTTATTTCTTTTGTTAATGAGAAACATACACGTAACACCCAGCCCTGTAACTCTTAGTGGTTATCAGGCTGTGTTAAAGCCAAGTCAATTTGGCTATTCATTGAAGGCTATTGTCGACGATGACATGGTTAAAAAACTTGAAACAGAGCGAGAGGACTGTCTTAAATGGGCAGAAGCCAAGCTAAAGAATCCAAAAAGAGCTACATTAAAGCCTACTCCTTGGGAAGAAGTATCTGATGGTAAGTACATAGTTAAGTTTTCTTGGTCTGAAGATAAGAAACCACCAGTAGTTGATACTGAAGGTACACCAATTACAAACATAGATACCCCAGTATATGAAGGGTCAAAGGTTAAGATTGGCTTTCATCAAAAGCCTTATATACTTCGTGATGGCGTTACCTACGGTACTTCTCTTAAGTTATCGGGCGTACAAATTATCTCAATCCAGTCCGGAGCTGGTGTCGACACTGGCGACTTGGATGAAGATGGTGTAGCTGAATTGTTTGGTAAGACACAAGGATTTAAGACAGATGACCCTAACGTAACTCCAGCTACAGAGGAAGTTACACCTGACGATGACTTCTAATGTTCAAGTCAGGATTAGAGGAAAAAGTCTCTGATCTTTTATGTGAATTAGGTGTGAACTATGAGTATGAAGGTACAAGTTTTCCTTATACCATTACCCATAAATACACACCTGATTTTGTCTTACCCAATGGCATATGCCTAGAAACCAAAGGGTTCTGGAGACCAGAAGATAGACGCAAAATTAGACAGGTCATAAATGATAATCCAGAAATAGATTTAAGGATGATCTTCCAAGACCCCTATAAAAAAATTAGTAAAAAATCAAAGACAACCTATGCAAAATGGTGTCAGAGATATGGAATTAAATGGTGTGCATTTCACGCCATACCGATTGATTGGCTTACATGACTGAAAGCGAATTTATAAGACACGAACCATGTCCAGACTGTGGCTCATCCGATGCTTTAGCTATCTACACGGATGGTCACACCTTTTGTTTTAGTTGTCAGACTAGAACAGCTGGATCTGGTGACCAACACACTCATCAAATGCAAGAAAATGTCAGTTTTAAAGGATCAGCCCAAAGGCTGCAAAAACGAAACCTCAGCGAAAAAACTTGCCAGTTCTACAAAATCTACAGAGATGAAGCACACTTACGCTTCCCTTATTACGATGGCTCTGGACGCATTAGAGGATTCAAAACAAAAACCAAACTAAAAGAGTTTAAATATGAAGGAGTTTCCACTGACACCTTATTTGGTCAGCACCTCTTTCCTAGCTCTGGTAAACGTATTGTTATTACTGAAGGTGAATTAGATGCTGCCAGTTGTTATGAAGCAATGGAAGGCTGGCCGATGGTCTCTCTTCCTCATGGTGCTGCATCAGCCAAAAAGGACATCCAGAAACAAATACCCTTACTTCAAGGCTATAAAGAAATCGTTCTCTTTTTTGATAAAGACGAAGCGGGAAGGAGAGCGACGGAACAAGTGGCTGCTATCTTACCGCATGGGACAGTTTCGATTGCTAATCTGGCGGATCCTTACAAAGATGCCAGTGATGCTTTACAGGCTGGTGATAAAGGTGCTATTTGCCGTGCTATATGGGACGCGAAACCTTATCAACCTGATGGTATCGTGGATGGGAAATCGTTACTAGATGCAGTAACAACCCCAAGTCCACCATGTGATCACAAATATAAATGGGCTGGACTTCAAGAAAAGACTCACGGTATTAGATACGGTGAACTTACTACGATTACAGCTGGAACGGGTCAAGGTAAAAGCACTTTCTGTAGACAATTAGCTACAGAGTTATTACAAGAAGGAGTCAAGGTAGGTTACATCGCATTAGAAGAATCTAACAGGCGAACGGCACTAGGACTTATGTCCGTAGCTGTGGGAGAAGCCCTGCACCTTGGCGAACACAATTACGAAACATTAAAAAATGCCTACGATTCCACTATCAATGGTTGGCAACTTTATTTATACGACCATTTTGGTAGCTTATCTTCGGATATTATCTACAGTCGAATTGAATATATGGCACTCGGGCTGGATATAAAAGTTATATTTTTAGACCACCTATCCATATTATTGTCCGGCTTAGACGGAGACGAGCGAAGAATGATAGACCAGACGATGACCAACTTAAGAAGTTTGGTTGAACGTACTGGCATCACACTATTTCTGGTGTCTCACTTGAGACGGACTCAGACTGATAAAGACCACACCGATGGTGCAAAGGTTAGTCTGGGACAACTACGCGGAAGCCAAGCTATAAGCCAATTATCAGATACTGTACTTGCACTCGAAAGAGATCAACAAGCTGATGATGATACATCTACTTTAAGAGTATTAAAGAATAGATACAGCGGTGAAACAGGCGTGGCTGCTGCACTGAAATACGATAAAAACACCTGTAGATTCAATGAAACTACGACAACACCAATTTTCAACCCAAGCACAGACTTCTGAGTTGAAAAAACCAAACCCACCCACAAAAGAAGCAAAGAAAAAAGCAAAGTTTGTGGATAAGACTTATGCCGGAAAAACAAATGCTGGTGTTTGA